TCATTGAATACCGCATAGTGTAAAAGATAAGATACCACAGTAGTAGATTTACCAGTCTGTCTTGGCATCTTGCAGATATTAAACCTGTTTTCATGAAAGTTACGTACTAATTTTTCTTGGAAAGGGTATAGATTGAAAGGAACTAATCCCTCATCAAGAGAAACAATTTTAATATATTTCTTTGCAAAATATACAGGATCTTCCTTACACTTCATAAATTCAATGACATTTTCTTCAGTGAATTCTATTGGTGTATTTGCTTTTTTTAGATTCGGATTGCCAAGATATACATTATCAACCATAATCTACTCTTCTTTATTATCTAAGTAATCAGCAACTCCATCCAAGTAATCAGTTGCCTTTGTAATTTTAGATTGAACCCATGCTTTGATATTGCCTTCACCTTTTTTGACTTTCTTATGTATTCGATCAGCAGATTTTTTAGTTGTCTTCATCTGACTGCGAATCATTTCATATTCATGATCCTCATCATTTTTTTCTACAATTTTATTACCATTCCATACACCATTTGAATCAAGAGTTGGTTTGATATGATCATTACTCATTATGTCAATGATAGTTGCATATAAATCACCATTTGCAGTTCTGATTTCAACGTTCTCTCCTACTCCGCCCCCGCCTGAGCCATTACCACCACCATTACCACCAGAGCCACCGTTACCATTTCCAGAACCATTCCCATTACTCCCATTTCCGTTAGAACTTCCGTTAGAGTTGCCATTACCATTGCCATTTTTTTCGTTGTCTCTCCTGAGATAACCACCATAACCGACCCGATACCCCATAGGGATCTTCTTACACTTCTTATCAGTGTGACAATAATAGTAGCCTTGTTTACATTTCTTCATATTATTTAGCTTCGTTAGACTCGTTATTATTTAGAAAACCCTTCTTGAGCATCTTTGACAACTCTGATGTAGACCCTACAAACAGAGCATTGTTAGTAACACTATTTGGACTTTTGGGCGAATCTTCATCTAATTCTTTGACTTTCTTTTGCAAGTCAACTAACTTATCAGTTGTATCTGCAACCGACTTGATTAATTGTCCTGCAACTTCATATGCTCTTGGACTCGCACTTTCACCAGCAAGTTCCATAATCCCATTTATTGCTTCTTGTCCCTTTTCAATCAATGAATATAATTGACCTCTTGTATATGAATAATCTTTCTCAACATCCTCAACTTTCTGCAACTGACCTTTGTCAACTGGAGTTGCATCTACGTTTACGATTTTATTTTCAGAGTTTTTATTATCCATGATTATACGTCTTTTTGTTGTGTGGGACTATATGATTTCCCATCTGAGAAGAATGAAGTAGTCTCACTAAATCCAAAGTCATCATCAGGACCTGCTGTAACTGGATCTGGTTCAACAGTATATCTCATTTGACGTTTTGCTGTTTTTGTATTTGTATCAGCAGCAACATCAACCTGAACTTTTTTGATGATTCCTTCTGAGGATGATGGTACAGGTCCGAACAAGTATGTCTTTGCTGTAAATCCTAACGTATATATTAATGCTCTTCTTGTTGAAAAATCTCCTTCATAATCATCTTGAAAATTCATCGAGTCTAAAACGATTGGCACATCTCTTTTTTCTCCAATAGAACTTACTAAATCAAGAGTTAAGTTGAAGGATGGTTGAAAGTATGGTAATATCTGTTCAATTATTTGTAGAGCATCATCATTTAATTTTGCTAATATATTTAATTCAAATCCGATATTATAAGGAACAGGCATGAAAACTTTTTTTAAATTTGTTCCATCTGATGCTTTAAATGTTTGTGTTACACCAAGTTTTCTTGAAGAATCATATTGTATTGATGTCATCTCAAATGACATTCTGGGTAAAGTGATTGCAATTGGTTTATTTAAATCTGCTTGTTGCTCCAATCTCGCAAGAAACTTTTGAGAAGGTCCATATGCTAAAGGAACTTTCATCTCACTGTAAGTGCTACCACCAGAATCTTTGTGACGAATAAAAATTTCGTTAAACAAAGTTCCAAACGATATGATCGTTTTTCTAACTATTTCATGATAGTAATAAGTTCCAAGCATTAGAATGTACCGAATGGATTTCCTTCTGAAAAATCAATTATGTCATCAGCGGCGGTCTCAATTTCAGATCCCTTATCATATTTATCATTAAATTCGTCAGATATAATACGATCTACTGCATATTGTGCACCAGATGTGGATCCAACAGCGACATCGCCAGGTATAAAGTCCTTATCTGTTGTGCCAAGATTAAGAATCTTATCATCAGAATCCCATTTCTTAACTCTTCCTTTTGCACCTGATGTTGATCCTGTAACAAGTTCACCAAACTGATATGTTCCAATTCCTGTGATTAGTGCAGGTGCAGACACTGTTGCAGTCGCAGTTCCAGCAGTATATCCAATACCCGCATCTCTAAGTAATACTCTTGATAGTTCATTGTTAACTGCATCAATCTGTACTACTCCTGTTGCAGTTCCCACTCCTGATGTTGGAGTTGTAAATGTAACAGTTGGAACTTTTAGATATCCTGTACCCTTACCTGATAGACTTATTGTAGAAATACCTGCTGAGTCTGTAACAAGCACAGATGTTGCAGCAGCACCAACTCCATAAGAAGTAGATCCAATACCTGCGATTGTGGATGCTGCACTTACAATTGAGACTGTTGGTGCAACAGTATATCCAGCACCTGGATTAATAATTAATATCTCCTTAACTGAGAATATATTGCTGACTGATGTAGTTATCGCAACTGCAGTTGCATTTGTTCCACCAGCAGGTGCTGTTGTAATAGCAACAGTAGGTGTTTGGGTATATCCAAATCCATCATTTGTTAATACTATCTTTCTTACATATCCAGTAACCGTGCTTATACCTAAGGTTGCTGTTGAACCTGCAGACACCATTTGAAGACTTGTAATATATCCAAAATCAACCATCTCATCGTCAATATCTTGTGTAAGTGATTCTATGCCATCACCTGCTATAGTGCTTAATTCATCTTCAAGTTCAAATAGTTCACACTTCAATTGATAGACATAATTTTTACCTAACTGATAGAATGGTTGCTCATGTTCTACAAACTTAATTTCAAATATTCTATTTCCCAAAGGAAAAAATATTAAATCTCCCTCACAAGGTCTTGTCGCAACTTCTCTTTCACTTGCTGGTAAGTCTGCTAAAAATGAACTAATAAAATCTTCAAATCTTTCTTTTGATATAGTTACTGTAAGTTCATCTTTTAAACTCATACCAAATTTTGTCATGATATCACCAGCACCTGTATACCCCTCATAGGTATTGATGTACGCTTCAATTGCATAATTATCATTAAATGCAGATGATTGAACTTCTGTTAAAATTTCATCCTTTGATAAAATTGATCTTGGTAAGTATATTACTTCTACACCATAAATCTGCAACTGTTCGTTTATTAAACTTTGAATCAGTCGTTGTTCACTTTGTGATCCTTGTAGAAAAAAGGGATTTAGTGCCATTTGTCATTAACCAATAAAATCAAGAGGTGGTGTTTCATATTCAAGTTGCATTCTTTGTCTGATATTCTCTAAATCTCTTTCACCATCTTCATAAATTTCTCTACCATTTAATTCAATTCCACCTGCTAATTTAACACCTCTAAACTTCATTAAATTTTGTCCCCACTGTCTTTTGATAAGTGCTGTAAGATATAGTTTTAGAAAACTATCATTATAGACACCAGTGAATGTATTAGGATCTAAGATTCTTTGACAATCTATCACAATAAAATCATCCGTTGTGATTGCAGTATAATCTATATCTAAGTACAAGCGATTTTGTCTCTTATTGAATCTTAGTTGTTTCTCTGGTGTTAATAAAAAGTCAATATCTTCAAGATAAGTCTTTGTCATTGAATACTGTAACAATTCGACAGAGTTAAAGTAATAAAGATCATTTAAGAATAACTGATATTTAATACTGAACATACCACCAGATATTGTACTGGTGTCAAACTTAAATATTTTTTCAATACCGATTACTGAATCTGGAACTTGTATAAAGTTCGACGTTTCAGAGAAATTATTTGTCATCGTGGACATGCCACTGACTGTAGTTGATATTCCTGATGTTGTTACTATTCCTAATGTATTTCCGCTTCCACTCTGACTTGTTGCCCTTCCTCTATCAATATCTTCTTGTGTAAATTTATACTTTAAATACATTCTTTCAACACCATCAAAATGACGTTCATTGAAAATTTGTAATGCATCATCAACTAAATCATCTATTTGATCATCATCGACATTTATTTCCAATACAGGAGCACCCAATCTCCTCAAAGAATAATCTATTAATTCTTGTCTACTACTTGGTTTTGCCATTAGAACGCACCTCCATCAATCAATCCTGCAGTTAAAGTATTCGCAACAAATAAATTATTTTCAAATGTTCCTATTCCAACAAATGTTGATACTCCAGTAATATTTAGTGATTCTGATTGACTATTTTTTGGTATAATTAAATTTCTACCAACAAATAAATCTGTGCCAGTGGTAACTATACCAGTTAAAGTTGCCACACCAACAACACTTAAAAATCCACTAAAGATACCATTTCTTGCACGTAATTCATCAAATCTCAAATCATCTTGAACATACAAATCTCCACCTACAAATAAATCAGTTCCTGTTGTAACAATTCCAGTTAAGGTTGAAACACCAGTTATATTCAATGAAGCAGCAGTTAGTATACCAGATATAGACAATGATGGTGTAAATATACCCTCTGCACTACCTATTGTAACTCCAGTTCCTACATTTATTATATCATTATCACCATCAAGAGTTAAAGTTCCTACTCCAAAAGTACCAATTCCCGCAACATTTAAATTTCCACCTACAAATAAATCTCCAAAAGTTGTTGTTAAACCAGTAAATGTAGAAACTCCAGCAGTAACAACAAGTCCTTTTTGAAAATTAGATACACCAAAGAATGTAGAGACACCAGACATTCCTGCAACTGCACCAACTGAAAGTTGTGAAACCGAAGCGATACCACCAACTACGTTAGTCGCAGTTTCAGCATTTAATGAACCACCAGAAGCAGCAGCAATGACTTTAACAGCATTAGATTGTCCAACACGAACTTTGATGTTTGCCATTAACGAGTTACTCCCTCTCTAACTAAAACATTTCCTTCAACGACTGTTTGTTTAGTCGATCCTGTAGTTATAACAATGTCATAAACATAACGACCTGCTTTAATCGCAGAAGTTGTTGTGGCGGTCATACTTAATATAATTTGTCCGGCAGAAACTGGTTCCGGAAATTCAACAGTAAAATCGTGTCCAGTAGATGCGCCAGCATGCTTTCTCATTTGAGCAGCACCAGAATATCCACTCAAATCAAATCGTGAATTAGTGGTAGCAGACTCCAACGTAAATGTCTCTGAAAATGTTGTGCCTGAATTGATTACAATATTCGATACATATACAGCCATCTATTTAACAATACTATATTATTTACTATTTATGACTAAGTTAATCCCCTCCTTCAATTCTTTTAATGCATCTTTG